CAGGGCGCATTGGCAAATGGATTTCCTAATATCGTTACCATATCCACGCAGCCGGAAGATGCAATTAGCATCTACGCAGACAAGGCAACATCCACAGATATTTATGTTGCTGTGTCAAAAAACAGCGACAGCAGCGGCCTCAAAATTTACAGACTGGACACAGACCTCAGTACGACGGCAAACACTGCCAGTTCAGATGCGACAGAGATTAAGAGAATCGGCATGGTTTACAATTCTGCCGGCAACCTGGACGTCTACTATGAACACAGTGCTGCCGCGACTTATAACCATAAATTGAACCTCAGAGTTTACAACACAACATCAAACACTACTGGATCTGCGTCGGTCGTCATGCGCAGCGTCGGATTAGTCAGTCGCCCTTTTTTGTATAGTGGGACGACCTACATTTTTGTGCTTCATGAATCTAGCCTTCAACCGACTTTTTTCCTAATCGATAGCAGCGGTTTGGTCCTGGGTAAATACAAGCAGAGTCTTGCTGGTGCATTATCAACAAGGCCAGTGCCTACGTCATTTACGAACATCACATCAGGAATCTTTGAGCTGCCTGTCCAGGTTACAACCAGATTGGAATCACGCGATGATGACGTCTATGGTTTAAAAGGCTTGGCAAGAATCAAAGCTGATTTTGTCGGCGGCAGAACATTCTTAAATAAAGAACTGGGTCAGGTGTTGGCAATTGGTGGCGGATTCCTATCAAGCTACG